AGAAGAACTCTCTGATTGTGATGCCTGATGCGGTGAACGAGCGGCTTCAGATGTTGGATACCCGCGCAACGGTTGTAGCGATTGGCCCGGCTTGCTGGCCGGACGAACCACCCCGCGCAAAGGTGGGGGATAAAGTTTTAATCTCCCGCATGGCAGGTACAATTGTAAAAGGAACGGCTGATGGTGTAATGTATCGCGCTATCAACGATCGAGATATATTCATGGAGATAGTAGAGGAGGTGTCAAATGCCTGAAGCGATTGAGCAAGAAGCCCGTAGTATGGGCTGGGTTCCGAGCGAAGAGTTCCGGGGGGATCAAGCTCGGTGGGTTGATGCAAGTACCTTTGTAGAACGTGGTCATACAGTTCTTCCAATCGTACAAAAGAAGAATAAAGAGTTGCAACAACAAATGTCTGACATGGCGGCGGAAAATAAACGACTGGCTAATTTGTTTGCGGAGACTCAACAGTCGATTAAGGATTTACAAGAACTCCACAACCAGACTACGAAACAAAAGGTAGAGGCGGCGCGGAAGCAGATCTTGGATGAGATTAAACAAGCCAAGCGCGACGGTGACACCGATCTGGAAGTGGATTTGTTTGAGAAGCTGAATCAGACTAATGCAGCGCTGGAGAAGCCCGAAGTCGTTGTCCCTCCGGTTATTGTTCCACCTGTTCAAGCGGTTGATCCAGCTGCGAAGTCTTGGGCTGATGCAAATGGTTGGTACGGAAATGATAAGCGGAAAACATCACTCGCCCTGTCGATCGCGAATGCCCTGCGAGCCGAGCCGGACAATGATGCCTTGGTTGGGAAAGCTTTCTACGACAAAGTGGATGCGGAACTAGCTTATCGTCTGAATGGTGGGACTGGTACGCAGAAAGTCGGCTCCGGCAATCACACCGGAAGTCAAGGTGGTGGCGGTTCCAAAGACCCGACCTATGCTGACCTCGACGCAGATGCGAAGAAGGTCTGCGATACTGAGGGGAAAAAATTTATTGGTGAAGGTAAACTTTACAAGACACAGGCCGAATGGCGGAACTACTACGCCAAGATGGTCTTAGGAGAATAGTATGAACGCAAATCTTTTAGACAAATCAGCAAACAAGAATCCTTCCAACGCACCGGAAAAGAAAGTAAAAGACAAGACACGTATCCCTATGTCAGTACCCCAACTTCGTTTGGCCGTACCGGAGATTCCTGGATACCATCTCCACTGGATGCTGGGTACACCAGCACGGTTAGCACAAGCGCAAAAAGCTGGCTACACCTTTGTGGAAGATGATGAGGCAGATGTAAATAATTTTGACCTTGGTGGTGATGCCAGCGCAAGCGGCAATTCCGATATGGGGTCTCGAGTTAGTCTTGTTGCCGGAGGCGACACTGGTGCGGATGGCGAAGCCACACGACTTTACCTGATGAAGCTTCCCGAGAGTGACTGGGAAAGCGACCAAGCCAAACTTGCGGTACTCAATGACGAAGTTGCAGCGAACCTTCGCGGCGACAATCAGATAGAAGAAGGTTACATTCCGAACAGCCATAAGAAAAACGTGGCTGAACTCTTTCGTAAGAAAAAATAATTGGAGGTCTAAATGGCTAACTCAAATCGTCCTGCTGGCCTCGTTCCGGTTAAAAACCTGAACGGAGCTATGTGGAATGGACAGGCCAACGTGTACTCAATTGCTGCCGGCTACGGCACAGCACTTGCAGTGGGCGACCCTGTTATCTCAAGTGGAACCTCGGATGCTAATGGTATCCAGGGTATTGCAATCGCAGGAACTACTGGCGCAATTCGCGGTGTCATTGTCGGGCTTGGTATAGCGGAAGGTGGCATTTTCAATCCGAATAACCTGAACATTATTTACCGTCCCGCCAACGATCCTGCCGAATGGTTCGCTCTGGTGGTTGATGATCCTAACGTGATCTTTGAAATTCAAGAGCACGCAAACGGAACACAACTCGCAGCGGCACAATGCGGCAAGAACCAAGTAATGGTTTCGGGGGCTAACAATGGCTATGTATCCGGCTGGCAGTTGGCAAGTATGACGGACGCTCCAGCAGCGACAACCGCAACATTGCCACTGCGTCTCTTGGGGCTATCTCGCCGCACCGATAATGCTTTTGGTGCAAACGCGAAATGGTTAGTTCAAATCAACGTGCATGAGCTTGGGCACGGTACTGGCGCCTCAGGCGTCTAATAGGAGAAGATTATGCCAGCAGGTGTTATCAATACAGGTACCCATCCGAAGCTATTATGGCCAGGTATCTATGCAACATGGGGTCAGGTCTACGAAGAGTATGCACCGCAGTATTTGCCTTGCTACGAAGTCTTGGATTCTGAAAAAGCTTTTGAACAAGGTGTACAAGTTACTGATTTCGGTTTAATGCCGGTCAAAGGTCAGGGCGCACCTATCCAGATGGATTCGGAAATTCAGGGTATCATCACTACCTACACGCACGTTGCTTATGCGTTGGGCTATGCGGTGACACACGAAGAGCTGAAGGACAATCTGTACAAAGAAGTAAGTGAGCGTCGTGCGAAAGCTTTGGCGTTCTCTGGAAATCAAACGATTGATACAGTAGCTGCATTCCTGTACAACAATGCGTTTGTTTCTACATACTTCACAACTGGTGACGGAGTTGCGCTGCTATCAGCTTCCCACGTGAACGCTACGGGCGGTACGTACAGTAATGTACTATCCCCTGCAGCTGACCTTGCAGAAGCTTCCTTGGAAGATTTGACTATCCAGATCATGGGTACACAAACCGACCGCGGGAATCTGATCGCAATTCAAGCCGAGAGTTTGCATGTACCACGTCAAGAGTGGTTCAACGCAACTCGCATCCTGAAGTCAGTTCTGCAATCCAACAGCTCGAGCAACAACATCAACGTGCTGAAGGCTACCGGAGCTTTCCCCAAGGGTGTGCACATCAACCAGTTCTTCACAGCACCGCACGCTTGGTTTGTGAGAACTAACTGCCCACATGGGATGACATTCTTCTGGAGAGAGCGTCCATCGTTCGATCAAGATAATGACTTCTCAACCAAGAATGCACTTGCAGCAATGTACATGCGCTTCTCAGTGGGTTGCACTGATCCTCGTGGTTTGTTCGGATCTAACGGACCTTAATAGGTTTGTGGGAGTGGCTGGGGTAACTCAGCTGCTTTCGTGATACGCCCGTAGAACACCCCCGTTGTTCGGACGTATCATCAAAGCATCCTTGTCAATTTGACGTGTACATCACTATAGGAGATTTATCATGGCTTCAAGTTCCCCAATGCGGATTCCTTCCGGCTTTACCCAAGATACAAACGATCAACCCCTTGCGTTGATTGGTCAGCCAAACCCTTTCTTTTACGCAACCACTTGGGATGATTTCCTTCCCTATGATGGGGATCACTATACAGTCACTGTTACGGGTAATGGTTCTGTGGCAGCTGTGCAGGGCGGCACTGGTGGACGGATTCTTTTCACCACAAACTCTTCCACACCACTTGCAGCGGACATTGCAGAAATACAATCTGCAGCGGCTTCCTACATTATGACAGGGGCTAAAAAGACCGCCTTCCTTGCACGGCTGCAGGCCGCTAGTGCTTCTGCCCCTGTACTGCAAATTGGATTGATTCAAGAAACAACCACACCTGCCACGATTGTGAATGGCCTGGTAGCGACGCGGACGAACGGCGGAACAGCCTGGACGTTCCAAATGATCGTTGCCGGTTCCTCCGTCGGTTCTGTCGTTGTTGCTGACAGTGTTTCCGGTTACACAGCTGCCACAGACATTGATATTGCAATGGTTTATAATGCACGATCAGTTAATGGTGCTGCATACGGTGACGTACTGTGCTACTTGGGGGCAGGTCTTGTCGGTCAAGTGCTGAATCAAAACACAGGCCCTACAGGCCCGATTGCCCGCTTCACACCGACAAGTCTGCCTACAGTTGCGCTCTCCCCCACGCTGGCTATGCAGTCGGGCGCCGGCGCTTCTACCACAATCACAGCGGACTTCTTCTACGCAGCTCAGGAGCGTTAATCATGGCGAACTCAGTTATCAGTACTGTTG